GACTGTTCTAGTTGTTTTTCTACTCCGTAACTCTTGCCAACTCCAGGAGGCCCAACCACGATCATTGCTCTAACATCGCCAGCAATGGTGGCCTTGGTCATTTGATCCAAGATATCGAAGCGTTCGCCGATACGGGCCATTACTTCGTCGTCAGTCTCTACAGGAGCGACTGTTTTAACTACTGGAACGGCTGTTGCTGTGTCTCCTCCTACAAACTCTACATCTTCAATGCTGTCTACCTTGACCCGAACTACGTCAAAATCTGGGCCAAAATAACCATCACTGTCTACTGTTACAAAACTACCTTTGGTACCAGTCTGTAAACCTTTTACTAGGGTAAATGCTACATCTCTTACTGGTTGATTACGGTATATTCCGTTTTTAATATTGACTTTACTCAATTTTCTGCTCCTGTTTAGTTACTATACTACTATTATAACAAATGGTGTATTTCTGGTCAACCACTGTATTTTACGGTTTTTGCAGTGTTGCATAAAAACAACACTCCGTAACTACAAGGTCTATAGCACCTGATTTCATAAAGCTATTATACCCTAAAACGCATTTGTGGTCAACCATAAAAAACCCTACTTAGTGTAGGGTTATTCGCGTCTTTCAATATCGTCTTCGTCGCAGGCTTCACCATATTGTATTTCTACTACACGACATGGCACATCAAAAGGATTGTACAATCTGTGCCATTGGCCCACTGGTATATGTTGGAATTCGTGTAATTCTCTGGTTTGTTCATGATCACCTAAGTCAATCATGCATCGACCTTCGGATACATGCCAGTGTTCTGCTCGTCGAAAATGACGTTGCATACTGAGGCTTTTACCGGGCATGACTGTGAGTTCTTTTACTTTGGTGCCAGCTACTTCGTGTAGCACACAGTAATATCCCCATTGACGTTCGGTCTTCATTACTGATGCCCCATATACTGTAAACTTTTATCCAGCCAGGCTACTACCAAGTCTTGCTGTTTGAGAAATCCATTGGACTGTACACTACGTTCAGCACTTTCAGGTACGAGTCCCTGTTCAGCCAATTGATACCAAGTGGTTGTTTTAGGATCCTGCGGTGCAATTTTGCTTTTATAAACTACAGCATGGATCCAGGGATCCTGTATGTCTTTTTGAAAGAATCCAGCTCGACAATCCCAACCTGACACAGCCAACATGTGAATGAGACTGACCATGGTATGGTGATAATAGCATCCAGGTGCCTGTGTAAAATCTTGTTTTCCACGGAACAGATTGGTAGTCTGCGGAACACCAATGTAGAGCATGGCACCTTCACTGGCCACCTGCCACCAATTGGCCAAAGTGCCCAAGGGGTTTACGCAGTATTGAAAACTGTCATGGCTCCATAATACATCATATTCCAAACTGTCGTGACACAACCGCATGGGTGTTTCAAAGTCACTTTTATAATAACTCACGTTGGAGTATGTGTCCACCATTGGAAATTCATCAAATTGATCCATGCCTATGCATTTGATATTTAACGGTTCAGGATTGTCATCTCTTGTGGTCCTGGTTGCCCACCACTCTAGATCCAGTCCTTTACCGCATCCTAAATCAACCAGGGTGTTAATACTAGACATAAAGTCATCGTACTCGTACAGTTGGTTTAGTACATATTGGCTATGCTGGTGACTCTGTTGTGCGCTTGAAAATGTCATACTTGTATATCCTCCATTCCGGCTGCTCTAAGGCGTACCACATGCCCGAGCATAAAATTCTTACTCTCGAATGCTTTAATTATGCCTAAAAATTTATTGCGTAATAAAGCTACCTCGTTGATCAAGGTTTCAAAGTCAATGACTTCGTCTTCCCCGTCTACGTACTTTTCAGCGTCTCGGCTGGTCAAAGCACGGGCATATCCTTCCAGGTACTTTTGGAAGTGTTTACGACGGATCTTTCTCAACTGTATGTTGAGATAATTGAGCACAGCTTCAATCTCTTGCAGTTGATTGAATCTGTGTTCGGTAATACCGGGCAAATTGGTTATGTTTTTTTCAACCAGACCGCCCACTTGGCATTCCTTTTTGGCTGACAGCAATTCCTGTTCATAATAGCTTATGAAGTCAGGAATCGCACCAAGATCTGAAACGACTCGACTATACCACATTTGTCTGTTCCTTTGATAAGTTATTACTCATTGAGCCAATTAATAAAATGTGCAGGGAAAATTTGCAAATCTAAATTTCTAATTTCAACAAACCTGGACAGATATTTACATAACTTTTGTTTTTGCTCTAGCGTGTATTCTACTGAAATGGTATCTAGTAAATCTGACATAGTTGATTGATATAGTAGTTTACTTTCTGGGTCTAATACACTGGCACTCAAGTAATCTGGATCGGTACATAAATTAACTAAATCTTGCTTGGTGCCAAACTGTTCTCGAAACTTTGCTAAACTATGTATGGTTAAATTGCTGACTACCGTACAAAATCTGTAGTTAAATTTTTGTTGTATCAATTCTAAATTTTTTAAAAAATTATTCCAAGTATTTCCGTATCTATTAAATTCATATAGTTTATCTATATTTTCAGCACTGACTGTAAAGGTTACTGTGCCAGGTAATGCGTCAAGAATTCGTTTTAACCGTTTGGAATCAACACCAAGTCCTGTAAATATATTAACCGGTTGAGGTAAACTGGTAACCAATTGTTCTAGTCCGTTGTATAGGAACGGTTCCCCACCTGTAATCACAATTTGATCGGCTGTATTAATATTGCGTATTTCATCTATAATTAATTGATATCCTGGGCTAGATTTGATTGCAGTCTGTCCTAATTTTAAAACAATACGGTCATTGGTGTTAATTTGAAAACGATTTTCATCCAGGTACGGTCCGTTTGTGTTTATATCACGCAACCAAGCTGTACTATATTGTTTGGTGCAATAGCTACAAGTTAAATTACAATCACTACCTAAGTTAATATGCAGAGTAGTTGGAGTAGCCTTTACATCCAAATGAGTGCGGGAGTCTGACAACATTTTGGTACGACGACTTGGTAATCCAGCTCGTTCAGCCTTCCAGCAAGTGTCTTCACAACTTGCGACCAATTGATTATCTAACATCTGTTGTCGTTCACGTTGTAGATTGGGAATATTAAACAGTTGTCCTGGATTATTACGCAACCAAGATAGATCTATTTTTTCAGGTGTAGCTGCACAACAAGAAGCAATAGAACGTCTTTCCGGTTCAACTGTCATCCACCAAAATTTTTGTGAACAATAATATTGATTATCAATAATTTTCGTACTCGTCATCCTCGTCATCGTCATGCAGATCTTCGTCGTCTTCTTCGACGGCATGATCTTTAAGATAACTGGCCAAGGCACGTTTGATATCTGGATCAGTTTTAAACACTGATTTAATTTCATCCGCGGCTCCGTCATTGTCAATTAACACAGATACAAATGTTTCAGCAGCTTCGTCACGATCGACCTGATTAATATAGCGTTTTAATTCACTCCAAATTTCTCGACTTAATTCGATACTCATTTTTATTCCTCCGTTGCAGTTTCTTCAGTACTTACCGTTTCTTTCTGATTTACAAAGTCTGACATGACCTTGTCAAGACAGCCAGCTTCGTTTGATTCCCAGGCCTTGCGGAACTGTTTGATGATTTCGCCATCTGACGTAACAAACATCAGTCTATTACCGTCTTTCTTTAATAGGCCTTTTTTCTCAGCCAAGTCAGTCAGACCTGAGTAAGGATTCATTCCTGTTTCGTATGGAATCTTGACCTGCATGCCTTCAAACGGCTTGGCATAACGAGTCTTCATTACCTTACAGCCAGCCCGGATACCCATAACTTCTGAGATCTTGTTACCATCTTCGTCTTCTTTGAGTTTCATTTTCTTCATGGCAACCACGATACTTGACGCATAGATAAATCCTTGTCCGCCTGATATCTTGTCATCTGGATCAAACATGTCTTGGCTGGCGTATGTGTGATTGGTACAGACCAAGCCCACATTGTAACTACCAAACATATTGACACAGTTACGCACCAAGGCTGTGAGTGCTTTGGGCTTACGACCCAGGTCACCTTTCATTTCACCTGCATCAAATTGGTTCACATCTGTGGGTGTCAGCATCATGCCCAGGCTGTCAATCACCCATAACACTTTCATTCGCTCGCCGTCTGGCAGGGCCTTGTAGTCACTCATGAATGTGGAGATAGCTTTGGCTACATCGTCAATCATGCTCATGTTCAACTTGAGCAGTTTCTCTTCACTGGTGTCCACGTTCAATCGCTTGAGCCAATCTTCGTCCAAGGCATTTTCTGTATCAACCAGGATAACAAAGATGCCTTGATCCTGTGCGTTCTTGACTATGTTGCCAGAACAGATATAACTCTTGCCTGCACCTGACTCACCAGCAAACACAGTTACCTTGCCCAATGGAATACCTCTATTGAAATCTCCGCTGATCAAATAGTTCAAGGCAAAGTTACCTGTGCTGATCCAGTCAGTAGGATCGTTGAATCCAATGCTGAGACCGTCAATACTTTTGGTAATATCTCTTCTAAATTTACTTACATCAAATGGTTTTCCCATAATTACTTTCCTTTATTAAATTAAATATTTTTTCTGCGTACTGCTGGTGTTGTTTAGGACCAGGATGAATATTGTCTGTTCCTAAATCTATAAATTCTATTGTATTTCCTTTTATTACCAAATCCTGTGTTAAATCGATAAAATTTTCAAAATCTCTTAATCTTACGCCTATCCAGGCTATGTCAAATAAATTGACAAGGTATAATTTTACTTTTATTTTTTGACAAAAATTTATAACTTGTAAAATTTCTCGCAAAGCAAACAATACTTGCGTTTCACTTTCAAAATAATCTAGTGTGTAATATTGATTTTTTTTTGGTACCCGCAGGTATGCTGTGACATTAGTTGAGATAAAATTCCAATTATTGCTATATTCAACTCTGGGGACATTAGTTAATCCCCAAACTACAATATCTCCTTGTTTTATATCAGATCGTAATATTTGGTCAACTGACCACCAAATTGACGAACCTTCTTGGGCCAAAGATATTTCAGTTAAATTTAAAGAATTAGCCAGTAATGATCCCCATCTTTCAGTGGCAGTAACTCCAGTTCCGGTAGTAATTGAACATCCAGCGGTCCATAAAACTGGATCCGATGTTGAGCGAGTATTTTTTAAAAAATTAAGATCTTTTTTACAAACAAACTCTTTAATTTTATTTTTATGTCTTGTCAACTCATTAAACAATCTTCCATACAAAAAACAATTATTGTTTGTAACAATAACGGTTTCATCTATGTTAACCAGTACTATTTCATTTGCACCGTTACATGCTACGCTAATATTTTCACAATACAGATCCTCTGGCGAGGTATGGCAATCTACCATATCGGTTCTACTGATAATTTCATCTATATTATGCCTATCAATCAATATAGAATTAACATTATTCCAGTTATATTCGACTGTTGAGATATATAATTTATTGATCATTTTAATTTGTATAACTCTGTAAAAATCTTACTACTATCGATGTTTCTTCGATGATCCATTGTTTTTATCTTGTCAAACGATCCAGCCAAATCTTTTTCAAATGGTTGGTCCAGATAGCTCAACATATTTTTGTAACTGTCCTCAAGTAAATATCCTGGGTTTTCGTTAATGCGCGATTGTAGTTTCATCTTTAGTAATTTTAACACATTTTCTGGCAGATGTCTAATATTTAGGTAGTCTGGATCAAGTAGGGCACCGATTACGAAACTGTTATTGTGGAATCCTAACTCTTTTAAAAAATCCACACAGTCAAAAACCAAATCATAGTTCAATAAAAACCATAACATGTTAAATGATATTTTGTGATTGAGTTGTCTGATTTGGTCTAAGTTATCTAAAAAGTCCAACCAACGTCCACCGTAACGTATATATTCAAATTCTTTATCTCGAGTCTCAACACTCACAGTCCAGTGTACGTTCGAGAATTCACAAATCCGTTCAAATATCTGAGTGTTGGTTTTACTTAGATTGGTGTTTATACGCAGATTGACTGTGGGATTGACCTGCTGTAACAGATCTAACAATTCTAAATTCTCCTTCATCAACAAGGGCTCTCCTCCAGCCAGGTACACATGTTTTAGTGTACCAGCGTGATCAAATATGTACTGCTTGAAATTGTCCAGCTGTTGTTGATTAGGATACTGTTGAGTTTTTTTAAGCTCATCGGCCCACCGACTACTAAACAAAGGACTGCAATATACACAACTGAAATTACATAAATTGGTCCAGCGTACATCTATGGCGTGGAGATTGTGATTCCCAGTCTGATAGGTATCCAATGGCACATGTTTGAGTTCTCGTATATAAAAAATCCTGTCACTGATGATATCAAAACTTTTTTTGTTTATTTCTAAATCGTAACAGGTGTAACAATTGGCGCCAGGTTGATTGATTAGCATGGCCTGTTGTGTGTCTGTATTGACCGGTCCAGTAAGTATATCAGCAATTGGGTCGTTCTTGATATTGCCAATGGTGCCTGCACTACGGATACAATTTTTTACTGTGCCATCAAAATTGTACATCAATCCAGTCCATGGCATGGGACAAAAGTTTTTGTTTGTCAGGATATCTCGCGGTGTCATTGTGGCGCTAGACTGATATCTGGAATTCTTAAATTGTTAACTTTGGCCAACTCAAGAATAGCAACCAATGTGTGTGCCCAATTAGCCGCATCCGCAGCCGGTGGTACTGTTTTATCAGCACTGGTAGCAATATTACCAGGTCGTACTAGAGTAATTTTTATGCCAAGACGTCGATGTCGTATCTGTTGTACTGCTTTTTCTAAAGCAACTTTTTGTATTCTATATTGATCCATGTCCAATCCTGGTAACACACTAGTAGGGTCTTGAGTCATTTGGGTCGATATAATCATAATGTGTTTGCCTGTTCCGGCCCAACGACCAGCCATTTCAAACAACAGTTCAGTCTGTGCATAGCCAGCCTGTGCGTTATTAATAAACATGTCGCAAGGTTCAATTTGATCACAAATTTTAGGTATGTTACGAATATTATTACCTTCTCTTTTACTCAACCCAACAATTTCATGTCCTTGATTTGTGTATTGGTCGGTCAATGCCTTGCCTATGCCCGCTGTGTGACCAGTTATTGCTATTTTCATATCATGTTCCGTAACTTCTGTTGCTGTTGTATGTATATGTCTATTGCGGCTTGGTCTTTATTATTCACATCCAGTACAGCAGGCATTTTAAGATAGGCATATCCGTGATCAATACCATGTTCTTGTGCAAATGCCTGTATGTTAGGCAAGTCATCTACATTTAATACGCTTACTGTGGTCCATAAATTTAATTTAACAGGCATAGTTTTATACGTCATTAGATTTTTATAAAATGTATCCCAGGTAATTGGCCACCTCATGAACTCATGTACTGACCCAATCCCGTCGCAACTTACTGTGACTGTGACTTCAATTCCACGGTCGGCTATCTCTGTTAATTCATCTAACACTATATTACAATTTGTGTTTAGTCGCAATGTTTTTAAATTGGGAGGAAGATCCGCTAATATTTTTTTGTAGTTTTTACTATAACTAGGCTCACCACCATTGATATCCAGGTGTCGAATACGGCTCTGTGGTAATGTTCTGAATCTATCAATGTTATTTACAATTGGAAAAGTTTTTCCGTACAACGCACCAATTCTGGTGCTACAGTCAGGATTGCAAGTTTGACAGGCAGCGTTACATACGTTATCTAATACTCCACCAACTTGTAAATAGTCGGATTGTGTTTCAAGTTTGTCTACCGCAATGGCGTGTATTCGTATACTACCGAGGCTCTCCTGTTCAACTTCTTGGCAACGCACACATTCGACGGGCCATGTACCAAATTTAAACAGTTCTTTTGTGTTAGCAAGCCAAGAGCTGGCCTCCATATCTACCAACGAAGCATATTGTGGTGCATTGATCATGTGTCCACAACGGCTAACTGTGCCATTGGAATTAAATCGAACAAAATGATCAAGTCTTGGACAATACATTGGTAATATTTAATGTTGGTTGAAATACTAGTTTGTATAACTCACTGTGATTGGTTTGCACATGTTTTATTAAGTCCTGTATCGAGATGATTTTATCTATATGGTCAATTAAAATTTGATCCAGGTACAGATATAGTTCTAATTTTGACCAATTAAACGAATTAATCTTTTCTCGCAGTACGTCAGTCAATGGTGCTATGCCAGCATGGTCGTTGGCGTCTGTTAGCTGATTGATTTCTGTCATAGGACTAAATGTCACTAAAGTGTCAGGACGAGCGAATCGAGCCAGGTTTAACAGCCAAAAAAACTGTGGGGCATAGTGTCTGTTTAAAAACAAATACCTATTTACAAAATACAATACTGTATGTTGGTCAAGTTCATTACCTTCTCTTGCTAAATGTTGCATATAAGTGTTTACACCGCTTAGAAAGCGATCGCGAGGATCTCGCAAAAATATTTTAATTGGGGTAACAAGTTTGTTAATATCTTGCTCAGGCACAAATGTCCATCCTCTAGATTCCATGTTCCAAGTCAACGAGGAACGACCACATTTAAAAATTGGATAGACAAATTGCTGTGAGGCAACTTGAATCACCTCACAGCAGTCGGGGAAGATAATACTATCTACTTCCAAAAACATTGTTTACGCTTTTTGACGGCTACGGATCATGGCCAAAATATCTTGGGCCTTGTCTGTGGATGTTTTTGCCGCAACTGGTGCTGTGGCTACTGCTGGTTCTTCGTCATCAAACTCACTGATCACCGCTGGTGCTGGTTTGGCTACAGGTGCTGGAGCATCTTCATCAGTTTCCACTGCTGGTGTTGCACCTGCTGGAGCCGCTACACCTGCTGGTCTGAAGTAATTGCCCCAACGCTCGGTGTCATAACTCTGACCATCGACACTGGCTTCAAACATTTCTTTGATGATCTTGAGATCAACGTCAGTTGGCTTCTTGGGCAAGAATGATCCTAGATCATACAAGCCGTGCTCAGTGATAGCCGCCTGTTCCACTTCAGTTAGAGCACTTTCTTTCCTGCTCCACTTGCTGCTGTTATAGTCAGCAAAACCGCCTTTGGCGCCTTTGGTGACGCGGAAGTCCAGGCCACGCAACAGGTCTGTTGGCAACTCTTCCAATTCTGGATCCATTAAAGCACCTTTGATGATGGTAAAGATCTGAGGTCCGATAATAAATCTACGGATTGGGTTGGCTGGTGTCTTGTCATCGTGTAAGGGATTCTCACGCACAAAGCCTTGAAAAATGTAACTGCGTTTCTTCCAATACTTACGACCCATGTCTTCAAGACTCTTGTCCTTGAACCAGGTTCTTACTTCTGTAAGCACTGGGCAAGTGTCGCCCCACATTTCCACGCAAGGTACTTGTACAAAAACTTGTTTGGATTCCATCTCACCTTTGACACCATTGAATGGCAATCGGATCATGGCCCGTTCTGCCCAAAAGAATGTGTTTTTAGTGTTACCGTCTGGTAGGAAGCGTAGTGTGGCCGATTGACCTTCTTCCATGTTCCAGTGTGGATAAATTGATCCATCTCCGCCGCCGGATCCGCCACTGCCTGGTTTGTTTTCTGATGCTGCTAGTCTTGCCCTAATTTCTGCTAAGGATGCCATATTATGTTGCCTTTCTGAGTTGATTTAATATGATTGATTTAAGTTGCCTTAAATGGTTGCCTACAGTGTTATTATACACATCACTGATTGTGTTTGCTACGAAACTGGTTAAATTACTTTTTTTATTTGGGTTGCCTGTTGGGCGCATGTGTTATTATAGCATGCGCCACATTTTATTGCAAGAGTATTTATGACTTTGCCATGCCAGAAAGCGTTTTTAGGCGATCCAAGAAACTGGTGTCCTTGCCAACTTCTTGCATCTTGCCTGAATGACCATATATGCCTGCCAATGGTGATTTTTCTTCCATTGGTGCTACAGGAGTAGGTGCAGTTGAGGCGGCCCAACATTCATCAAGTCCGTGTATTGGACAGTTTTCACCAGCTTCACTCATGTTGCAAGTGGAGTCATCATACAAGATTGCATTGTCCATGCCACCATCCACGCTGTGTGGAGCACGCATTTCTTCAGATGCATAGTCGCCTACACTTTCGCGCTCAAGACCGTAGTCTTCGTCAGGAACACCACCAATGACACCACCACCACGTAAATGGCTTTCTAGGTTCTGTGCTACCCATTCATACGGGTCGCCATCACGTGCCTTGGCTGTGCCGTAAGGCATTTCACCAAGGTCGTAATAGTAGTCAAACAGGGCTTCATATAAATCGTTGTCTAAATCGCCACCTTGTTCAAAACTGCGAACTTCGTATTTGAAACGATCTAGTATATGATCAAGTTTTGAGTTATCTTCATCCAGCATGCGACCTTCAGTTAGGCCAGCGGCACGACGTAAGGATTGAACTGCATCTTCCGCTGCAACTACCGGTTTACCTTGTGTATTGGCACCACGGCCTGTGCGGCTGGGTTTCATTCTATCGCCACCGCCACCAATGTGTTTGCTTGCCAAACCTAATCCTGGACGACGTGGGCCTCGTTGTGATTTAACTTGAGTGATTTTACCGCCGGCATTTAAAAAATCGTCTACGTCATCTTCGGCCATGTCTTGTTCACCGTTGATACCATCCCAAAATTCGCCCATCTCAGCCGGATCCCATCCCCATTCGCCTACGCAGTAGTCAATGAACTCTTGCCGATCCATATATTCACACATTTTCCACAGCATGTCTTTCATGGCGCCCTCGCTTAAATCAGCTGGCATACTTTCTGGAGGATTCATGGTGGCATCAGCATCAATGTTCAACTGTTCAAGTACCTCACGCACATCAGGAAGGTCGCTAAGTTCTTGCATGCGGTCCAGTATGATTTGACGGCAGTCAGCGTTTGGATCTCGTTGAGCCAAAGACTCTAATAGGTCAAACAATTTATCATCGCCTAGTAAATCATACAACTGCTCAGTAGCGTTGGTAGCATCAGCACCCACTGGTAATTCTGCACTCATTAGTTCCAGTAATTTTTGTTGGGCATCTGGTGTATCTGGAGTGCTCCAGGTTCCTTCGACTAGGCGTTCAGCCCAGGCTTCAAATATGTTAGCTTCTTTCATAGCGTTTCCTTGTTGTTGTATACGAGCTAACACGGGCAGTGCCTGCTCAATCCTTGCGTCCAATGTCTGTTTGACAAACATGTGTTTTAAACTTTCAATTACTACATCCTGTTCGGTCAGTTCTACCGGGTTCCACGATTCAAAGTAAGTGGCGTATCCACGACCAGTGCCTAGCCTTTTAAGATTTTCTTTTAGGCTTTTGCGATACACAGCGGCTTCTGATACTAACTGGGCAGTATCACCTTCTAGTACAGTTTCTCTGGCAACACTTCTTTCAAAGCGACCAAGCACATTGAGTTCTTCTACTATGTCCACAATGTGTTGTCCACGGATGTCGTAGGGTCTACCACCTTGACGCACATGCTCAAGCATGGCACGGCCACCGACTAGTTTGGTAAATGGTAATTTGTAACGCTCACCTTCGGCTGTTTCGATAAACAGATTTTCAATATACAAATGTCTAGCATCTGTTTCATCTAGGTTGCGTTTGTGCTTGATCATTAATCTAGCTTCTGTGGGACCAGCACTCCAGCTCATGTTCTTGCGACCTTGCCAGCTTTCAAATAGGCCTTCCTTGATAGCGGCCTGGCCTTGTAGGCTGTGTCTTAACTGATTGATGTTTAAGGGTCTGAATCCGTTGAAGTTTGTTCGTGTGGCAAAGTGTCTCAGTTGCTCCATGAAAGCAAACCATTCGTTTTTGTCTTCAGGATCTTCCATGGTCTTGCCCAGGTTGTCACCAAAGTACAGTTCTAGTTCGTGTTCGGGAGTTAAGAGTATGACTGCGGTGCCATAGTTTTTACCACGGCTACTACTCCAATCAAATGCAAACATGTCAGCAAGACTGACGTCCTGCGCACCGTTTTCGGGGTTTGTGGGTACTTTTCCAGTGCGGCTATCTAGGGCCTGGAAGTTTTCGTAATCCCTGGTTACTAGTAGATCGTAGAGTTTTTTTTCTGTAGTTTCTTTTGCCATGGTCAAGTATTTAGCGCATCGTTGCTATGAACGGCATTGGTGGTATATAGGTGTCAGCAAAATCTCTCAGCTGTTTGTCCATTTCGGGGTGATAACTCTGTAACTGTTGCATCATTCGTGTGCTTAGTATAGTGGCCATGACCAGGTCGTCATGTTCGCCTATTTTGGCCGCATAGCTTAGACCACTTGCCACAAATGTTTTTAGTTCGCTGATCAAGGACCTGCTGCGTATTTTCATTCGGCCAGTTTCGATCAGGGTTTTTAACTTGCTACAAGCTGATATTTTACTCTTGTGTGTGGTGTTAAAACCTTTTCTATAGGTTCTTCCGGCCGATCCTGATTCACTTAAAAAATATCCTTTGATGTTTTCTTCGCCATATTGTTGTATGCTGATCAAGGCTGCTTCACCAATGGTGTTGTTTTCCACGCTGTAGTAGATGCTTTCTGGATGTTGAACAGTTTCGTTTAGGTGAGCACAGATGCTGGCCAACAACTTTACCTGTTCAGGTATGGGTGTTCTGTTATGTTTCCATTCGGCAATCTGTTCTGTGGTATTGGCTTCAAATACTTGTATGGCCGCATTGTCTCCGCCAGTGCCTAGACTGGGATCTAGAGCTACTGTGTAGATACGATCTTTCTTGGGTCGTTGGTACCAGCGCACTTGACCCATCATGTTGGTAGGTTCTGATCCTACCATTTCAACCAGCTTGGCTGGTGCTATTAGTGTTTCATCAAAGATTAAAAATTCACAGCCCATTTCACGTCTGAATCTATCATCGCCTAGCTGTGCTCGTTGTTCAGACGCCCATTTTTCATCACGATCTGGGTGTTCATTCCAATAACTGCGATATGCTCTAAATCCATTCACACCAATTTCTGTAGGGTTGCCATAATCATCTTCGCACCGGTTGGCACCTTTCCATAGCAAGGCAAATTGATCTTCATCACTGTTTGGTGTGCTTGTGATAATTGCCTTACCACCAGTTGCTAGTGTAGGGCTTATGGATGTCCAAAATTCTTTGGCTATAGTGGGTCGCACAAACGCAAACTCGTCACAGTACAAGAGTGATATACTCATACCCCGGCCGGTGTTTTCAGTTGTTGTGGTTGATACTATTCGACTTCCGTTTTCAAAGTCCAAGTTACCTTTGTTGTAACTGGTCACTCCGGCTCTAATATGATCTGGACAAAGTTCATAAGCATAACGGATACGTTGCATGATCTCCTGTGAGCCAGTGTATTTGTGTGCAGCGATCAGGATGGTGCTGTCTGGATGGAACATGGCCATCCATAGCAGGTATCCAGCGGCACTGGTACTTTTACCAGTCTGCCTGGGCATCATGCTGATACTGAATCTATAGTTATGATAGGTGTGGATCAGGCGTTTTTGATATTCAAACGGATGATACAACATTTTTCCCTTGGTAGGATGTTGTATATGAAAGAAGTTGTCCATGAAATATTCAGGACCGGTGTCAGGATCAGCACAGGCCACAAACTCAGTGAGTTGTTGATCGCTAAAAGAATGTCGTCTATATGGTGCTTTGACTAGAGTATTTTCGCTAGTTGGGGTAGGCATCTATAAATTTCTTTGCAAGAATTTTGTGAATCTTAGGACCACCATGCATGAAATCTCTAGCATAACCAATCTCCCCACGACTCCATGACATGTGTTGTAGGCCATCGTAGATGGTGCATGGTATATCAAATTCTGCACACAGTTGGCGCACGGCCCGAATATTTCTGCGCCGATTGACCTGGGCATTTTCATCATTCATAAACCAATGTTTGATATAGGTGTCATTGGGATTGAATAAGCGACTTTTGCTTTGTGGCATAAACACCTCAAACAAGGTCTGGTGAGGCATCACTAGTGGATCTGCGGCATCTAACAGTACTTCAACTCTGTGACTAGGCGGAGCCAGCATGCACACATATTTGGGTCGTAGTTCTGGAATCCAGTACTCGGCCAAGCGATAACAGGAATCTGCGCTGTATCCGCCCCAGCCAAGATTGGCACATTTGAGTCCTAACGCCGTGGCTGTTTGGCGTGCCCAAGTTGAGTGATCTGGTAGGCCAATGCCTACGGTGAAACTACACCCCAATGCCAGCATGTATGGGCCACCATCAAATTGGTCGGCACGGAATCCATGGCTGTTAAATTGATAGGTGATTGCGCCCGGTTGATCCCACCCTTGTTCAGCAAAGTAAGCACGATGACCTGGATCCTGTATTAGTTTTTCATAGCTTTCTTGGGTGTCAGTGGGTAGCCACTCTAGCGTTTGATTGGCATGATGTTTTCCAGAATGCTCTGGAATGCCCACGCGAGTTGCGAGTAGGCTTGTTTGGCTGGTCTTGGCCATTTCAAATGCAAAGCCTGATGATTCTGTAGTATTGTTTGTCATATTTGATTTTCCAGTTTTGGCCATAGTTGTGCAAATGTATGAGCCGTTTTTAGTTCTTGTTCCTTGTCTTTATGAAACTGTGGAGGATCAAAACCGTGTACGTCAGGTAGATAACTGTTGTCCACTAGGGTCATACGGTAACGTCGTAATGTGTCTATTGCTAGATTCTTGTGATTGCTATATTTTTCTACCACACAATCAATTTCCGCAATAGCCTGTTCTCGTACTGTGTTAGAATAGCGCCGTACGTCTAGGTCTATTGGATGTGTTAGCTCGCACCAGAATAAGTCAAGTTGGTGTGCAATGCAAAATTCATAGTACTCAATCAAATCAAACGCACAATATATGCTATATGCAGGGTGTGCCACAACCCTTTGTCCATGCTGTTTCATGATTTTGATATTTTCAACAAAAGTTTCCCACTTGGCGCCAGCCCGGACATATTCAAATTTGTCTTTGTCAGCATTGTCAAAACTGATTTGCCATTGTACTCCAGGCCAGGTGCGTAACTCATTGTATACAGGATTGTTGGTGATGTCGACACTGAGATTGGTTGTGACCAAGACTTGTACCTGTTTGGGCACAAGACATCGTAAAAAATCTACTAGGCCTTTTTGCAAAAGTGGTTCGCCACCGCCTAATGACAGCCCAACTACAGTGTGTCCTTGTGTGCGAGCCAGTTCAATTAAATCTGGATGTTCGTTCTTGACATGGTTAATAGCAATGCCTTTGATGCTTTGCCAAGCTGTACTAGTGTCGGGATTGCAATAGGTACAGGCCAAATTACATAAATTGCTCCAGTTGATCACAACGTGTTGTAGTTCAAAATAATTGACCGGATCATGGTTGATAGCTTTCAGGGTTGGTTCGCTGGCATTTCTTACTGTGCGTCCACTAGCACCAGTGGTTTCTTCAAGTTGTTTGCACCAGCTACACCCGTTGTACCACTCGCCACGAGCCATGTGTTCTCGCATGTCTGTTAGTGCAGGCCCATGGATAACTTCCTGGATAGACGTTTCTTTGATATTGCCCACACTACCACGAGCATGGAAACAAGGACTTACTCGACCTGTTTGGTCAATATTCAGACTGGTCCAGGGTGCAGAACAAAATGTAGGGCTTGATGTAACGGTCATAGCGTTGCCAGTTCAGGCCACAACTGGGCAAACTGTCCTTGTGTGGCGGGGTGATACTTGTTTTCAATCTCTTGAATGTGTTGTGCAAACCGGTGTTCAATGCCAGGCTGGGATTGAGTTACCGCATGATAATTACGCAAGGCCTGATCAAAAAATGATTTTTCTGCTGGAGTTGTTATGCCTATAGCATAAAAACGTTCAATCTCAGCAATGGCCTCTTGCGCAACTTTGGGTCCATGCAAGAACGGATCAAGGTAATCAGGTTGGAACAAGTTCTGCCACAACACTGTGTTTCCAGTCTGTTCAGCAAACTCACGTAATTCACAAATGCGTGTGGCATTGTAAATGTTGTATACTGCATGTATACCACCCCACTGCCCTTGAGACTGCATAAGACCGTTAATGGTGTACAAATTTTGCTGTATCTGATCCCAATGGGCTCCATATCGCACATATTCCAAACGATCACCTATGTTGTCAAAACTCATGCTCCAACCCACTTTTGTCCTATTACATAATTTTTTAAAAATTTTATTGTTTTCTAAATCCACACTAAGATTGGTAATTAATGTGATTATAGCATCTTGAGGTATAACATCTAATAGTCGTTCATTTTCTGGCAACAGCAAAGGCTCTCCGCCTACCAAGGCCACTTCGTGTATGTGTTCATGATGCTGAGCAATAAAATCACACACCGAATCATAGTAAGGTCTTGTGCCGGATTTTACTGGTATGCTCTTGATGTTTGCCCATTTACTACTGCATGATTCGCCACAATAATTACAGCTTAGATTACATGTGGTATTCCAGCGTACATCTACAATCACAGGATAGTGGTATTGATCACCAGCAATACCATAATCAAAATTGGGATTTACATTGTTATGCCAATGACGTTCAGACCCGCCTCCAAATCTCTCTGCTTGCACACAGTTAGAACAATATTCATGTGATTCGCCTTGTGCTAGACTTGTTCGGATTTCGCCCATGAGTGGGCTATTGAGTATCTGTTCAATTGAGTGAGTGTTAAGATTGCCCAGCATGTTGGGATTGCCAGCACAGCAGGTTTTTACATCACCGCGTGGATTGATATGGAGTCCTCTCCAAGGTGCCGCACAATAAAAGTTAGTCATACTGTAATTATGCGCGTTTGATTAGGGTCCTAAATTAAATCGCATTCCTGTGGCCTGTTCAATAGTGGCCATGTTTGTTTGGTATCGGGGCCAGTCCGTAGCCGGTGTGATTGTGTCATTGGGCATGAGGTATGCTTGGACTTGGCGGCTGTTTTTTTCAATGATGATCTTGTATAAACGGGTAGGAATACCCAGTCCGTTACCGGTTACTGCATGTCCAAGATCGTAGATGCCACCTGATATGATGTAGAAATCTGTGCCCGGAGTCTGGGCCCATTGGCGTTCAGCTGTTTCTAACAGGCGCCAAGCACCGCGGTTGTTGTTGGCCACTTGGGCTACCATGTTGCTCAAAAAGAAGCTTTCGCTCATGACAGCATCGTTCTGTGTGTTGTTCCCGGCTGGTGCCATGTGTCCACGGTCGTGTGTCTTGCCCACTGTGGCATAGTCAGCTAAACTAGCACTGCATTGTGGCGCGACTGCAGGGTCTGGCCTAAAGTTGTCTTTACGTTTGGCTGGGCCTGACATGGCGGCTACGGTAAGATGTTCAAATACCGCCACAGGTGCCTTGACACTACAGCGATGTATTACAGCATAGTTGGTTTTACAAAGTTCTTGGTCGCCTGGTTCAGCTTGATATTCTGGTGTGCCGTTCACAGTAAACTGTGGGCATTGGACGTTGATCTGTGCCAGAACTGATACCGGAACAAATAGTAGTACTAGTAGTAAACTTTTCATGCCCTTAAAACGGTACTGTGGCAGTTTGTGTCACAGTTCCAACGTTGGTCACTGTCTGTGTGCTGGATGAGTCTGTGGTCACTACAGCACCTAGCATCAAGTATTTGGTATTGGCATTAGTGGTCAATGGTGCTGACGGCGCGGTAACTGTTGCACTGTTGCTGTCATATCTGGCTGCACCGATTGTGACTCTAAGATTTGTGATGTTGCCAACCCAATAGCCCCCATAGTATCTGCCCACCCAATTGGAGTTCCCCCAGCTTTGGCTTTCGGTTTGAGTACCACCACTGATACCGGTGCCACCAGCGGCACCTGTTGCTCGCGCACAAGTCACATACGAACTGGTATTTACAAAAGTGCCAACCCATACAGTTTCTAACAAACTGGCATTGCGATTGATTATGATATACTGCCACTGGTTGGTTTTAAATGTGCTTGCAGGAAAAGTATAACTAGGTGCATAACCTCCACCGTATCTGTCTAGGCTTATGGTAGCACTATCGCTGAGAAAGGCACTCATGCCCAAACTTTGATCAGTGGCCAATATGGGTCGGCTGGTCTGATTGCCTGTGTTGTAGAACCACCCTTCTATGGTAAACGCACCGTTAGACAAGGTCATGCCCGGCGACATTGTTAGATACTGAGTGGAACCGTTAAATAATAAACTGCCGGCAAGTGGAAAATACGTTACAGTTGCTCCCTGACCCAACATCATTCCAGCCATGGCGCCCATTATGTCAACCCAGAACCGTTTACCATCCAGACGTTGGCTTCCACATTGATCAAGGTGGCCATGCCGTATGTACTCAACACTCTGCTTCCGGCAGTTGAATTGCCAGCATAATACAAGCTGACACCAGTGCCTGGAGTGATAATGATATTGCCTGCTGCCCGTTCTATCACAGTGATAGTGGCACCAATTGGCCAGCTTACACTGGCATTGTTGGCAATGGTCAATGCTAGATTAGATGCTGATGTAGAATAATAATGTTTGCCAGCATCAGTCAATGCTATAGTGGCGTTGGCTGCAAAAGAAACTTGTGGAATGTTCAAGTAACCAATTGTGAAGCCTGCTGTGGTACCGGATATGTTACCTGTTGCTGATATGTTACCCGCAGTAAGGTTGCCTGTGGCACTTATTAGACCAGCTGTTAGTACATTGCCACCTGTGACATTAGCAGTGGCACTTATTAGACCAGC